GCATCTTTTGAGGACTAAAAATTTAATTTAACTCTATTTATTAATAGAGGATAAAAAGGAGATATTAAAAAATGGCCGAGAAGACCAATTTCTGGAGTTCGACAACGATAGACCCCAAACGAACTTTTCGCTGGGTATTGGTATTTGATCATATTCCCACATATGTTGTCACAAAGGTGGACAAACCAAGCTTCACTGTCAAGGCGGTGGAGCATCAATATATTGCTCACACTTTTAAATATCCCGGCCGAGTAACCTGGGCAGATGTAAAGGTGACATTAGTTGATCCTGTATACCCAGATGCTTCAGCTAAAATCATTAAAATTTTACAAGCCTCTGGCTATGCTATTCCTGGCACCGAAATAGATGCATCGACTTCTCTGACAAAGAAGGATTCAAATCTTGCGGTCGGTGTTCCGACAATTGCGCAATTAGATGGAGCAGGACAAGAAATTGAACGTTGGACTTTACATAATGCTTGGCTTTCGGCGGCTACCTTTGGTAATCTCTCCTATGAAACCGAAGAGATGATTAATATTGAGCTAACTTTTGCCTATGACTGGGCCGAATATGAAGGCGACGGCACCGCTGAAAACAGAGAACCACGAGCTATTATGACCGGTCAAGGTACCCCCCAACTAGAACGTATTCAAAAGTATAGAGAAGAAATGGGGGCCATTAAAGGGCAAGCGTAAACAAAATGGCTGAACGCGATATATTTTCTCCTGGAATGTGGCAATTTTGGAGTAACTCCAATGTAAGACCGAAAAGAGCTTTCGAAGCTATATTATTATTTAGTGATCTAATGTTCGGAGGAGCAGGAATAAATAATTTTCCTCCTTATTTAGTTAAAAATTTCACCCGGCCAGGGTATACTAAGATAGATACTCAAATTGGCGAATATCAATTAAAATCTGGAGATTATGCTAAAATAGATTATCCAACACAAGGATTTCAAACGAAAGATCTTAAAGTCACTCTAATGGATGTCAACATATTTGGCTCACAAGGCGCGGATACGGCCGGCCACATCCAAGCAGCACTAGCTATGATGCAGAAAACATGGACATTTGAAGAAGCGGCACTAGGTGTTGAAGAAGGCGCCGTCAGCAAAGGCTATACACGATTTATTGATGGTTATATAGAAGGCAGCCCCCAAATTATTACAATCCTTGAATTAGATGGCCACGGAGGCGCTAATGGAGAATGGAATATTTACAAACCAGTCTTAACAAGGGTAGATTTTTCTGACGTCAACTATGATAGTAGCAAGCTAGCTACTATAGATTTAACTTTTGCATATAAGAATTTTAAATTTACACAGGGCTGGAGCGAAAGAGACTTAGAAAGAAGATTGGATGCCGCGCAAGCTGGGCGTCAAAGCAATCTTAGAAATTGGGCAGACAAAGGCTCAAGATGGCTAGCTCGCAATTTTTAAAACTTATAAGATTTAAACAAAAAACACAACGAGGTAAAAATGAGTGCAAGATCTAATGAAAATAGGCTCGGGACACCCCCCACAGAGCAAGATAAAGAATTAAAACAACCAAACTTAGAAGAAGGAAGTTTAAAGTTTATAACTCCCACTGAATTTGTTGAACTTCCAAGTAAAGGACAGTTTTATTCTTCAGACCACCCTCTTTTTAATCAAGAGATTATAGAAATTAAACACCTAACTACAAAAGAAGAAGATATTCTAACTTCTGTGGCTTTACTAAGAAAAGGGCTCGCTTTAGATAGAATGCTTGAAAGTATTATTGTAGATAAAAAAATAAAAGTAGATGATTTGCTTTTAGGAGATAAAAATGCATTACTTGTGGCAGCGCGCGCGCATGGCTATGGTGTTATATACGATACTACAATCACATGTCCAAAATGTGATGAAACTCAAGACTATGCTTTTGATTTAAGTTCTTTAAAAATACAATTTCCTTCTGATGAGTTTATGGCAGAACACGAAATTCAAAGAGGAGACACAGGCACTTTTTTAATTCCACTACCCAGGACGCAATATGTAATTGAAGTTCGATTCCTAGCCGGAAAAGACGAAAAGCAAATTGCACAAACCCAAGAACATAAAAAGAAAATGAATTTTCCTGAAACGCCGGCAAGCGATTTTTTAAGACTAGTAATTGTTTCAGTTAATGGTATAAGAGATGCCGCTCCCTTAAATGATTTTATTAATACACTACCCGCTTTGCATGGGCGCTATATAAAAAGAATATACGAAAAATTAATACCTTCTCTTAATATGAAGCACCCTTTTGATTGTTCAACATGCACCCACGAGGGGGCCATGGAGGTCCCTCTCAATACAGACTTTTTTTGGTTTGTCACTTGAGTACATGGAGCAAGTATATGAGCAGTTCTTTTTGATGAAATATCATGGTAATTGGAGTCTGATCGAAGCCTACAATCTTCCAGTTGGTTTGCGCAAATGGTTTTTTGAGAGACTAGTTAAACAAAAAGAAGAAGAAACCGAAGCTCGCAGATCTGCGATGCGTTCAAGAACATAGTTAAAAATAAAGCCCTCAACTAATTATAATAGAGCAGTTTATAAGAAGGGCACCCTATGGCACTAACACCAGAACAAGCAGCTGAATTAAAACAAGCAATCGACCAAGCGAATGCGTCGGGCGCCCAACTGCAAAAAACGCTAGAAGCAGGGTTAAAAGCACTCTTAGCCCAAGGCACCCAACTAAAAGAAAATGCTGAAATTTCTCAACGTATAGCTCTATCCCTCGCGCAAGGTAAAGACGCGACAGAAGCCGCTAATGCCGCGATGAAGGCATCTCTCGATTCACGAATTTTAAGTGTAGATCTAGACCAACGAGCAAAAATAGCCTCTGAAGGTCAACGCGATGCACTTATCCAGATTCGCGATTCTCTAAAAGATCACAGCGCCGATTCAGCAGAACGTGTAAATAGCCTTTTAAAAGAAACATCGCTACGAGAAGATCTTAATAGGAAAACACGCGCGGGTCAAACAGAGACTAAAGGCTTCATGTCTGAGAATAAGGATATGATGATAGGGATTGCCGCGGCTCTCGGTACCATGTTCCTCGGCGGCAAAGCGTTGAAGGGCCTCAAGGGCCTCAAGGGCACCAAGGTCGCCGGTAAGACCGCCAAGACCGCCGGCAAAGGCGGCAAAGGCGGCGCCGGCATCGGTACCGGCGTGATGACGGGCCTCGCAGTCGGCGCCGGCGGGGATATACTCGACAAAACCACAGAAAAACTAAAAACCTGGAAACAAGAGATGACCGCGGCCAATAAACAAATTAATGCTCAGCAAACAGCACTTGCTCGAACTACGGGCCAAGTTATGAGTTACGATGTAGCAGTCCGTAGAGGGATCCCGGGTATTGCCACCATGAGCGAACGTATGATTGGGATGCAAAAAAATTTAGAACACTTAGGGATTGGAAGTCAAGAAGTTGGAGACGCTTATAAGGATATGGCCGCCAAATCGCGCACGTTTGGCACCGCGATGGGGCGTCTTAGCGGCCAAAATATTCAAGTTGTAGATGAACTAGCAGAAATAGCCGCCGCAACCAAAACCGCAGGGCTTAGTACAGAAAATTTCGCAGGCGCCGTAGATATACTTGGTAAGACATTTAGGGTCACTGATATCACTAAAGAGAGCCAATCTGTAGCTGCAGAAATTATAGGTATAGCCGCCGCTACCGGACAAGCAACTGATGTTGTTGGCAAAGATTTTGTAGCCGCAATGGACCATTTAGCCGCTTATTCATTACCAGAAGCTAAAGAAATGTTTAAAGAATTATCCGTCACTGCTGGCGAAACAGGAGTATCAGTGTCAACGTTTCTCCAGATGGCTGGCCAATTTGATAATATAGATACAGCCGCCTCTACAGTTGGTAATTTAAATGCAATGTTGGGTGGCCCCTACTTGAATACTTTGGACTTGGTTAACGCCAATGAAAAAGAAAGAGTTGCGATGATAAGGGAGTCAATTGAAGCTAGCGGCGAAAGTTTCGCAGACATGGATCGCTTTAAGCAAAAAGCAATTGCTTCAGCGTTAGGTGTTAAGAGTGTCGCAGAAGCGCGCGCGATGCTGTCTGGCGAGCAAAGTGTTATTAAAGAAAAAACTGCAGCAATTGATGAAAACTCAGCATCTTATGCCGAGATGTTCGCGAAAACGGGCGAAGGCGCCGCAAAAAATGCAGTCGCTCTAGATACTCAATTTAAAGCAGCACGAGAAAGTATGATGTTAGTGCAAGGCGCCTTTAAGCACATTGAAGCAGCCGGTCATGCTGCTAATAGAACTATGTTTCAACTTGGTGAGGAAGCCGAAGTATATATAGGACGACACGTAGTGGCCATGCAGGCTGATGTCGCTGATATGTATGCTACAGCCTTAGCTCAGGTAAGGGCGGGCAAGCCCATAGAGGGAATTTTAACTCAAATGTTCGCCGGCAGCTTGGCGGGGATTAAGGGCGCGGCACGTATGATGGGCATCACAGACCTTGACGCTGACCTCGCTGAAACTGTGGATCCCGCGACGGAATCGCCCATCATCAACCCGAAGCTTCGCGGTGGCGCAAGGGGCCAGATTCCCGCGGGCGGTGCAGCCGATCCAGTGGCTGATCTTGTCCAGATTTTAGGAGGCGCCGGCGGCGGTGGGCTTAAAGCTCACATAGAAAATGTAATACAAATAGACGGCGAAGTTATAAGTAGAATGATTAATGATAATGTGGATATGCACATGAGACAAGCGGTTAGATAGGAGTAAAGAATGGGAGAAGGCACACCAGTATCAACGTTTAAAGAGTCATATAAGGTATTTTCATTTGAACCTCTTCACGTACGGCTAAGGAGCACCCCAGCCGGCAGTAAAACGATAACAATTCCAGTGGAAGACTTAACAATTCGACAAACTTTCAACCCGGACTACACCAGAGAACCAGCATACGGCCGTATGGATCCCATTCCAATTTATAAAAACACAACAAGATCACTAGGTATTAACTTTGTATGTCGAGCGCACCATATTATTGATGGCCCGGGCGGCGTTGTTAATAATGTACGTAATGTAAACTTACTAACACAGCTTTTATATCCTGCTTACTTTTCAACGGGATGGACTATAAATAATGATCCTACTGCTGTTTTAGGCGCCCCTCCATTTTTTAGAATAAGATATGGAAATTATGTTGGAAGCTATTCAAGCTTCGGTGATCTTGGGAATGCCTCACCACTCAGTGTAACGGGCCTCACGGGTTATATCACCAATTTTACTCATGAATTAGGAACAATTGCCAAAAATGTTGCTTTTGGAAAGCAAGGAGGAGACAACACATACCGCGCATTACCACGAGAAATTAAAGTTAGCTTTACTTTTCAAGTGATTCATGACAAACTTGTAGGATGGTACGATGGACAATTTAGTCCGAATGGCTATGGCAATAATTTTCCTTACAATGCTGGCGAGTTTGGTAATTTAGGTGCCGACGCGCGCATCGGAGAAGTCGCACCCGAGACCGAACCCACAGTAGGAATTGCTAATTCTGCCATAGACGGCCCCACAACTATGGAAGAAAGAGATGCCAACCCACATAGCCCGCGGTCGGACGTAATGAACGCTCAAGTAACACAAAATCTTAGCGTATCTCCTCACGCACCACCAGAACAAGGCACCAATGCTATTTTTGGCACTGGGAAAGGAAATACATAGATGGCTTTTAATTTTTCACGATATACAAACAGAAATGTTTTAAAAAATAGTTCAGGACAATATGCCGAACAGCTTTCTAATAGAGATGTGCGTTTTATAAAACACTTTACGACTTCCAATATGGATTATCCTTCTAGCAATATATTAGGACAATTAGACATTCAAAATGAGATATGGGGAATTGGAAGCAGATTTTATAAAATCGCAAACAAACATTATGGAGACCCTTCTTTGTGGTGGATCATCCCCTGGTTTAATAAACTACCGCTAGAATCTGATTTTGAACCAGGAGAAATTGTTCTTGTTCCAAAACCTTTACATGTTGTTTTGGACTTTTTTGAATAGATATCTGGAAATATAAATATAATGAGTTTAAAAAACCAAAAAGATTTCAAAGCTGAACGTCAACTACAGGACGCCAATTTAAAAAAATCTTGGTATAAACAAGCGTTTTTGATGAATTATATGTACCCCCTTGTACATCCGCTCAAAAGAAACATGAATCCTAGTAAATTTATAAAATTAGTGTCAACAAAAGACAACAATATTATAAATAGATTAACGATGTCGCCGGATATTATGACTTTCTTGGAGGGAACCCCAGTCGAATATGCTCAATTGGTACCACAGATAGAAGTTTATAAAATCTATATTAAAGATAAAAAACGAGCAGCCGAGGTGCTTCTTCCTTTTGCCTCTTATACTAATTTTCAAGAAGATTGGAATCCGGGAGAGCTTTTAAAAGCACCTTTCCGGGGCCGAGACGCTGGAATACAAAGCGTCTCTATGAAGATGGATGGCGTGAGTAAAAATCCTTTTGCCGCTCAAATGATGCGCGTTACAATTAAGTTTGTTTTTAACGATGTAAAAACTTTATTTAAATCATGGGAGACCACTATTAAAGGAAAGCCATACTCAGTTGAATATGCAGATTTAATTAGGCATTCTGGCAACATTACAGGGTCAGATTCAAAAGCAGAATCTTACCCGGCCGCCTTTCAAATAAAGCTTTCAATAGGGTGGAGTGCCCATGAAGATAATCCAATCTTTACAGAAACTTCACGAGGAAAATTATTTGCCTCTGCTGCAAATAACTCTAAAATGAATTTTATCGGCACTTTAAGCAAACATGACATGGAGTTCATGGAGGACGGTTCTGTAAAGATAACTGGGCACTATGAAGGTGCCCTAGAAGCAGCGATGTCCAGCATTGGTTCCGATATTATGGGTGGCTATAATATTGATGATATAAACATTAGAACATTAAAGGCTCAGTTGCACAAGCTTGAAGCAACCGGAAATTGGGATGAAGAAAAACAGGCTTTCGGTGCGAATAGAAAGCAATACTCGGATTTAAAAAAACAGAAAAAGGCTCTTGAAAAACTTCACGCAACTCGAAAAAAAATAATGGAGCTTATAAAAGCAGCGAAAGGCGATAATGCTTTTGTAGATGTTCGAAAAGAAATCTCAAAAGATTATGAGGCTTATAGGAAAACCATGGGAAAACACAAGGGTATAACTGAATTTCTTGATCAACAACTGGCCGATATCGCTTCCGGCATGTCGTTGACCCAACTGGACGCGGAGACCGGGGGACACGAAGATATGATGATGGCGGCCGAAGCGCTACGGATACAGAAACAAATTGAGAGTTCACAAAAATATTCAGCGGATTTAAAAATAGCCCGAAATCAAATAATAAAAGGGATAGAAGCCCTAGAAACAAACATGCGCGCCCAAAACTTATTTGCGCACATACAAAATTTAATGGAAAATGATCAAGTAGGATGGATAAACACACACGGGAATAAGGCCTTCGAAAGCTACACAGAATATCTAGATGCACTGGAAAATGCCGCAAAAGCTAAAAAAGAAGGAGACGAAACTCTTGCCGATATTGAAACTGCAGATGCTAAAGAAAAAGCTCTGGAAGCACAATCCGCAGCTAATGGCATGCAACCCGCGTCCACAGGGAAGATTGATGTAAAAGATGCAACTAATAACATGATGGGTAAGCTACAACCTCTTAGGGTAACAGAAGTTTTTTGTGATATAGAAGGCACTCAGCACGCTATTGAGACTTTTAAAAAAGTTGGGAGCGAAGCAAAATTATTCTCTGCAGACGATAGTGCCAAGGGCGAGAAACTTATGTTTTTCATGTTGGGTGATTTAATATCAAACATATTTAGCTACGGCAACTTTGGTGAAAACATTGAACACCAAATACCAGATTTTAGAATAATTCTTGGCAACATAGATTACAGCCCCCCAATGGCTAAGTCTGCGACAATAGCATCTTTATATTTTCTTCCAATATCTTTAGAGGTATTTACAAAATTTTTAGCTAACAAAATTGTAAAAGAAGGTAAAAAGTCATACCCTCTTATAAAATTTATTCGGGACTTAGTTGCATTTATTGTACAAAAAATAAGTGCACCAGGAGGCAAAGCGGCCGAGGGCGCCGCAATGGTTAATCCAACGTCTAACAAAAAATTTAAACTCAACCTTACACCGCTTAGTTTGCCAAAAAAATTTCTAGAAAGCACTGTTAAAGGAGGCGTCCATCTGAACCCTATCTTGAATTTAAGTTCCAAAAACCAGAAAAGTTACAATGCAGCAAGAAGATTACCTATCAATAAATTATCCAATGTGTTCCTGTTAACACCTTATACACAGGATCCTTATCGAATGCGAGCAAGCATGAAGAGCGATAATAAAAATTCTATGCTAGCAGACCCGACCCTGGACAAAGAAGAGGGGATACCACATTTCGTAGTCGGCGGCCCCAATAGAGGAATCTTAAAAAGCATAAAATTTGTAGAACAAACGGACCAGCTTTTTGCTATGTCATTAATGAGAGACCAACTCAAAGATGAGACAGTCAGCGGAAGAGGAATAATTCAACCTAAAATGTTTAAGTGCGAAGCAACATTAATAGGGAATCCATATTTTTACGTAGGAGCGATGTTTTATGTTAATACTGCATTAATCAGTGGTAATATGTTTGAAAAAGAGAATATTCTGAACGGAGGATATTATTTAATAACAAGCGTCGAAACAAGTATAAGCGATAGTAAATGGGAAACACGCGTCGCAGGCATATTAACTTTATCCGACATGGCTATTCGAAAAAACAAAAAAGCTGAAGATCCCGCCGATAAAAAAGGCGCCGAGAAACTCGCAGATGTACCTCCCAAGAAACAAGCTGAAATAAAGGGCAAACAAAAAGGCGCAGAACAAAACACGAGCGACGCTATAAGCAATACTCCTCAGTCGCAGCCCCCATCCAACCCGTGTGCTCCGAAAGGAGAGCGGTGTTAAAAATGAGTTACTAAAAATAAGATAAGTATACTAATTATCAAAAAGGGAATAAACATTAATGGCCAACAACATTCTTCCACCGTATGCTAACAACTCTACTGCTGAACCACAGATGTTTGAACAGCGACTTTTGTACAGAAAAAAATCTTTTTCTCGTCTTCTCGATCCTACTCCTCTAGATATTTTATATGAAAAACCTTTTTATGGCAAAGTGGATATATATGGGACGCCCATTTATCCTTCCGAAATTAACTTGACTCAATTACCCGGAGAAGGTTTAATTCTAGTTTTAGATTTTGTTGCCGCGGCATTCAAAGATCTTAAAGAGTTTATAGATAACGCCATGGCCACCACCAATCCAGGAGGATCCGGACAAAGACTTTTTACTGATATGTTTTCCTCTTTTGTGCCTACATCGGGTTTTGTAAGTATACATCAAGCCTATAATGATCATTTCATTAACAATGTCTTTGAAATATTCGCAAATAAGTATATAAATGTGTCAAGAATAAATAGAAAAATTAGAAATTTCGATGATTTAGCGCGGGAATTTTTGAATTATACTAAATTAATGTCAGATGAATTTCCTGTCACCAAGAGCGCTTTTATCACTTCTCCGCATTGCCCAAATGCCATTAGCGGTCTTTTTATTGAAATGGAAAATTTGCCTCACGGCGATGATTTGGTTAATTATGGACGGTTTTTATCAGCACCCTCTTTTAGTAAATATTTGAAAGCAGCAGCAAAATTTGGATTTTATGTGGATAAAAATGCTCCATGGAGATTAATTGCAAATATAGATTCGCCCGCTATGACAGGCGAGCCCTGGAAAGGCGCCTCCGCGGCCCTTGGTCATGGCGAAGGCTATATGTCACGTTTCGGTGTTAGTTTAGAAGACAATAGTGTTTTTTCTACTTATTTTTATGAAAGTGAATTTTTCTCTTACGAGAGCATCAAGGCGCGCCTGTGGAACATGTACGTATCTTTAATAAATAATCCTAAAACCAGCACCTATGGCACAATTTATGAAACAAGAAATTGTATGAAAGCATCGTGGGCCCCTATTACATCAAGCACATATAAGACAAAAATCAAAGAAGGCTTCAGAGAAAAAGTTTCCATTTATTTTGACGACGGCGATATTCCCATCGACTTGGCAGCAGGAGAGGCCCCTCCGCAGACATTTAAACAACAGTACAATGATGAATACTTTTTACCGTTTTATTTGAAATTAAGATTGGCGGAAAGTAACGTTAAATACAATAAAAGAGAATTTACAGCAATTATGAAGAAGGCATTTGACCTCCACCGAACATTCGGTATAGAGGCAGCAGTGGCACATGTAGGCCAATTAGTTAAACAAACGAAGATATATAAAAAAGTGCCTACTGACAAAAAACCTCCCTTTGGAATAAAATATTTTGGTGATTCTACTAGTTCGGGCTTGCATTCTTATGCAAAGCCTGCTATAATGAAACAAGAAACTGTATGAAAGCACCGAATAGTAAATAAATGATTTTTCAAACATTTGATGACAAAAAGAAATGTATGGCCGTCTTCGCGCAAGGCAAGATCCACAAGGATAAGATACCGACCCCTCTTACAAAAACCTGGGATTACTCTGAGACACTACAGAATAAAAATATTAAGTATGCAAAATATTATTGTGGCGGAAAGAATTTAGATGAAGTATGCCCCGAGCATCTAAAAAGAGAGTGGGAAAGTGTAAATAAAAAGTTAGAGGCTTTCTATCAGGCAGTCAATGAAGCAAAACTAGATCTTAATGAACACTGTTTTTTTGATCTTGTTCCTCCCCACTTTTTGCTAAATTATGGACACGTTAAGAACAAAATTTGCGCCCACATTTTTTCCAATTTTAAAAAACCACAAAATTATGAATTCCTGGTAGATCTTACGAAAGCCTTAACAGAAATAAAAAATACAAAATTAAATATTGATATGTCCTCATTAGACAAACGTCGCCATGAATTCAAAGTACGACGATTTCTTAAAAAAATAAATAAAACATCTCCTTACATCGTGTATGATATACGCGGCACTAAAACAGGGAGGTTAACATCAAAAGCTTTTCCAATATTAACAATGGACAGAGAGTATAGAACAATATTAAAGCCCAACAACAAATGGTTTTTAGAATTAGATTATAATGCAGCAGAACTGCGCGTCATGCTTGGATTGTTAGGCAAGGAGCAACCGCCCGAAGATCTACACGAATGGAATTTGAAAAATGTATATAAAGGAGTAGGCACAAGAGATAAAGCAAAAAAGAGGATATTTGCGTGGCTATATAACCCAGAATCAAAAGACCACTTGTCAGATCAGAAATATAATCGAGAAGAACTTTTAACAAAACACTGGGATGGAACTTGTATCAAAACATATTTTAATAGAGAGATCAAGGCAGATAAACATCACGCCTTAAATTATATTATCCAATCAACAGCGGCTGACTTATTTCTTCGACAAATGATTAAAGTTTGGGAACTATTTAAAGATAGGAAATCTCAAATTGCGTTTTGCTTACATGATTCTCTCATAATTGATTTGGCCGAAGAAGATGAGACGATGATAAATGAGATAAAAGAAGAATTTGCCAATACAGAATTGGGCAAATTTAAAGTAAATATTTTCGGCGGTAAAAATTTTGGCAATATGAAAAGGATGAATGTGAAATAATGCAAACAATAATCGGGCTAGGGAAAGCCGGCTGTAACATAGCAGACCAATTTGCTAAGTACCCTCAATACAAAATATATAAAATAGATACAAATCTCAAAAAAGAACCACGTTGTTATAATTTTCCAGAATATGATCATCCTGAGAAATATGAAGAGAATTGCCCTAACTTGAAACGCTTTTTTAAAAACATAAAAGATGATATTATGCTTATAACAAGCTGTAGTTTCATTTCTGCCGCAGTGCTTAAAATTTTAGAACAGATAAAACATAAATGTCAAATAAGCATATTATACATTAAGCCTGATCGTTCACTTCTTCCAGAACTAAAACTTCTTAATGACAATGTTGTATTTCATATTCTTCAAGAGTATGCACGCAGTGCACTGTTTAAAAGAATATATTTGGTAGACAATACAGAAATGGCTAAAATCATTGGAGATATCCCTATTCGAGAACATTTTAATAAGTTAAATGAATTAATTGTTCACACAATCCACATGATGAACGTATTCAACAATTTAGAACCAGAGGCTAGCACATTTGCACCGTTTATAGAAACTGCAAGAATATCAACTTTTAATTTATTAAATTATGAAACTGGCGAAGAAAAATCATTTTTTGATCTTGACATACCGCGCGAAAAGAGATATTATTATGGAGTGCCTGAAAAAACACTTCAAACTGACGGAACACTACTGAAAAAGATCGGGGAACAGTTAAAAGAACAAAAACAGCATGATAAAATGAAGATGAGCTATGGAGTTTTTTCAACCAACTATGATGACATTTATGCATTTAGTTTATTGAACAGCTCAATGGTTCAAAATAATAAATTTAGACTTGACAAAGATTTAAATTTATAGTATTATATAAAGATAGCGGTATAAGAGAGTTATTATACTGACTTTAACAAAAAAAGGAGACAAGAAAATGTCAATTGATTTAGATAAAATGCGCGAGCGCATGACCACCCTCAAAAATAAAGGAAATGCTAATAACCGATTTTGGCGTCCACCAGACGGCGAATCAGTAATTCGTATTATCCCCACCGCAGATGGAGATCCGTTCAAGGATTATTGGTTCCATTATAATGTGGGAGATAACCCCGGTTTTCTTAGCCCAAAGAGAAACTTTGGAGAAGATTGTCCTCTAGATTCTTTTGTTCGCCAACTTTGGCAAGAAGGAACAGAAGATAGCAAACGGATGGCTAAGAAGTTGTCTGCTCGTCAGCGTTTTTTCGCACCTGTGCTTGTTCGTGGAGAAGAAGACCAAGGTGTCCGTGTTTGGGGCTTTGGAAAGCAAGTTTACGAAACCCTTCTTAATCTTGTTTTGAATCCTGAATACGGGGACATCACTGACCCTGAAAAGGGCATTGATTTGGCGATTAATTATGGCAAGCCCGTGGGTGCGAGTTTCCCAGTCACGCAACTCACCCCGCGACGACGAAGTTCCCCGCTTTGTCCCGATGACCCTGAGAAGTGCCACGAACTTCTGGAAAACATTCCAGATTTTGAGGAGCTGTTCGCCCCAAGTCGCAAGACTGCGGTCGAAGTTCAGGGCATGCTAGATGAATTTCTTTTGAGTGATTCGGACCCAGAAGAAAATTCTAGTGAGACCACCAAGTATAATACAAAGAAAGAAGGAGGCACGTCTGTTGACAAAGCCTTCGCGGATTTGCTTGGTTAAGAATGTGGGGGCCTTCGGGCCCCCCTTCTTTTTAATTTAACACCTTTAAGGAGAAATCGATATGGATGCAAAGTTTATTGTTTGGGATCAAATCTCATTGCACGGCGCAACGCCCAAAGAAACGTTTAATACTGTGAAAGAATACTTTCCAGAAATTTCTGATGAAGAGCTTAATGTTTTGATTCAAGAGGAAGTAGAGAAAAAGGTCAGAAATGGCAAAAAATAAAACAAAAACAGGAAAACTTTCAATAGCAGACATGCGCCAGCTTATCAACAAAAAAGCTGGCATGAATGTTGCGCACAATTTAAACGAAGACAGCCCAACAATCGTAAAAGATTGGATCCCAACCGGATCACGCTGGCTCGACTCAATCATCTGCCGAGGACAACTAGCAGGAATTCCAGTAGGAAAAATCGTGGAGATTGCTGGTCTTGAGTCCACAGGCAAATCATTTTTAGGTGCCCAAGTGGCAGCGAACGCACAGGAACGAGGGATAGACGTTGTTTACTTCGATTCAGAATCTGCAATAGACCCAGGCTTTTTAGAAAAAGCTGGTTGTAATGTAGACAATCTTTTATATGTGCAAGCAACATCTGTAGAATTTGTGCT